GCGCGGGGGCTCAGATATCCCCCCCGCCCCCACGAAGCGAAATGCTGCAAATTGCTAAGGATTCTGCATGGTTTCGCCTCAAATTCACTGAGCAAATTCGCGAGTTTCGAGGTCTGAAAGTGCCAAATTCCTTAGGAAATTCGCACGGTTTTCGGACCGTCTTTGGCACGGTTTTGGGCGGCGGTCGGGGGTGTGTCAGATTTGGGACACTCCCGGGTGGAGTCAGCCACGGCTGGCCGTGGGCCACGGAATAGCGAGGGGAGCATCATGGCTGGTCGACCTGGCCGGAGCGGCGGCCACAACCGCCTCGATCCGGCGACGCATCTGCTCCGGGGGACGTTTAACCCGACCCGGCACCAGGCCGCCCTCGAGACCGACCAGCCGGCCTGGGCGCCGGCCCCGGGCCAGCTGAAAGGGCTAGGGCCGGCCGGACGGGCGCTGGTCAAGCGGCTGCGGGCGATCTACCAGTGCTCCCCGGTCGAGGGTGAATTGCTCGTCGAGGCCGCAATGGCGACGGATCGCTTGGCGCAGATCCGGGCGCTGCGGGCGGCCTGCGCGGACACCAAGCTCCTGTTGCGGCTCAATCGGGATGAGCAGCAGTGGCAGCGGCAGCTGACGATGCTGCTGCAGACGCTGCGCGTCCCGACGTCGGGGCGGGTCGGCGCCGTGGCGCCGCCCCCGTCGAAATGGGCCGGCACGCTGAAATAAGCATGGCGCGAAAAGAACCGGCGGCGGCGCGGGCGGTGCGGCTGATTAACAACCTCACGCATACCGGCGACTATGCCGGGCGGCCGTTCACGCTGCGCCCATGGCAGGAGCGGCGGATCGTGCGCCCGCTGTTCTCGACCGGCACGGACGGCCTGCGCCGCTACCGGACCTGCCTGTTGATGCTGCCGCGCAAGAACGGCAAGACCGAGCTGGCGGCGGCGATCGCGATCTACTCGCTGCTGTTCGACGGCCAGACCGGCGGCGAGATCTACCTGGCCGCGGCCGACCGCGAGCAGGCCGGCAAAGTGTTCGGGGCGATTGTCGCGATGCTGCGCGCCGACCTCGAGCTCGAGGCCGAGGTCGAGATCATCGAATCGCAGAAACGGGTCGTGCATCGGCGCTCGGGGTCGTTTGCGAAGGCGATCAGCGCCGAGGCCTACAGCAAGCACGGGTTCAACGCGTCGACGATCATCTACGACGAGCTGCACGCGGCCCCGAATCGCGAGCTCTGGGACGTGCTCGCGACCTCGCAGGGCGCGCGGCTGCAGCCGCTCTTGATTGCGATCTCGACGGCGGGCTATGACCGCCACTCGATCCTCTACGAGCTCTACGCGCACGCCAAGCGCGTCGAGGCCGACCCGACGATCGACCCGACGTTTCTGCCGGTGATCTTCGAGGCGGCGGTCGACGCCGACTGGAAAAACGAACAGGTGTGGAAAGCCGCGAACCCCGCGCTCGGGGATTTCCGGTCGCTTGAGGACATGCGGATCCTGGCGAAGCGCGCCCAGGAGATTCCCGCGCAGGAGAACACGTTCAGAAGGTTGTACTTGAACCAATGGACCGAGCAGGCCGCGCGCTGGATCACGCTCGACGCCTGGGACGCGTGCCGCGTCGACGCGACGCCCGACTATCACCGGCCGTGTTTTGTCGGGCTCGACCTGTCGACGACGACGGATCTCACGGCGCTGGTCGGCGTCTATCCCGGCGGCGACGGGTTCGACGTGCGGGCCTGCGCCTTCATGCCCGACGCGAAGATCCGCGAGCGGTCGCTGCGCGAGCGGGTGCCGTATGACGAATGGGTGCGCCGCGGGTGGCTGGTGGCGACCCCGGGCACCGTCGTCGACTATGAACGCGTGCGCCAGACGCTGCAGGCCTGGGACGCCGAGGGGTCGGTGCAGGAGGTCGCGTTCGATCCGTGGAATGCGACGCCGCTGGTGACGACGCTGCAGGAGCAGGACGGGTTCACGTGTATCCCGATCCGGCAGGGGTTCGCGAACCTGAGCGCGCCGACGAAATCGCTCGAGAAGGCGATCCTCGCGCGCACGCTCCGGCACGACGGGCACCCGGTGCTGCGCTACTGTGTCGGGAACGTGGCGATCGAGCAGGACGCCGCCGGCAACGTCAAGCCGTCCAAGAAACTCTCGACCGAGCGGATCGACCTGGTCACGGCGCTGGTCAATGCGATCGACCGGTTCGATCGGCGCTCGACCGCGCCGGCGCCGTCGTATTCGATTTACGTCTTTGGAGGGACATCATGACAAAACGCTCCGGGCGACCTCCACTCGATCGCGACTTTTGCTCGGTCTCACTCTCGACACGCCTCACGACGAAGGACTTCGATAGGCTCTGCGACCGCGCCGCGCGCGCCGGACGTTCCGTCGCCGCCCAGGCCCGGCGCGAGCTTGTCCGACGACCACGAAACGGGACGACGGACAGTCCAGACGGGACGGACAATCGCGGCGGCTAGGGGCGTGCCAGCGATCGAACAATCGTCGCTGCCCATAGCTTTCGCGTTCTCTGAGCGTCCGATTCTGCGGCAGTCGCGCGTCGGCATGACACATCCGGCAAAGTACTTCCAGATCTTCCGCCTGCTCGAACCCCAGTCGGGCATAGGTGCGATGATGCACTTCGAGCGGGCCTCGGTGCTGGATTCCCCCGGGACACTCCCGTTCGCATCGGTAGCCAGCGCGCGCCAGCGCGGCCTTCCGGAGTGCCCACCATTCCGGCGAGTCGAGATACGTGCGGTAATCATCCCAATGAGCCATGAAGCGGGAGACAACCACACGAGACGAATGGTTGTCGATTTTTCAATTCAAAAATTCATGGATGACGAAACAACGCCCGCGCGGAAGACCGCCGCTCGATCCGCGTAGTAAAGCGAGGACGGTCGGGACGCGGCTCCCGTCGAAAGAGTTTGATGCGCTGTTCCTGCGCGCGCGCGCATCGGGCCGCACTGTGGCCGCGCAAATGCGGTACGAGCTGCTCCGGCGTAAGGGTTTCGTTTTTCAAAATCGACACGAGCCCGGCTGAGGTCTACGCTCCCGGGCCATGCTGACCCGCGCCTGGGCGACGCTCGCGATCAAGTCGGCCGACGACGAGGCGCGCGTCATCGAGGGGATCGTCACGACCCCCGAGCCCGATCGCCGCGGCGATACCCTGAATCCGAAGGGCGCCGAATTCACGTTGCCGATGCCCTTGCTGTGGCAGCACGATATGGGGCGACCGATCGGCGAGGTGATCGCCGCGACCGTCACCGACGCCGGCATCGCGATCACGGCCAAGCTCGCGCGCGTCAGCGAGGCCGGCGCGCTGAAGGATCGGCTCGACGAGGCCTGGCAGTCGATCAAGGCGCGCCTGGTGCGCGGCCTGTCGGTCGGGTTCAAGCCGATCGACGCGACCCCGCTGAAGAAGGGCGACCCGTTCGGCCCGCTGCGGATCACCCGCTGGCATTGGGCCGAGACCTCCGCGGTCACGTTGCCCATGAACGTCGCCGCCACGATTACCACGATCAAAAGTGCCGCGCTCGGCACGCTCGACCCGTCGCCCCGCGCCCGGGGCTCGAGACTGACCATGCAGACCTTTGCCGAACGCATTGCCGCGCGCGAGACCACGCGCGCCGACGTGATTGCCAAGATGACCGCGCTCGCCGACGGCGCCGACCCGCTGACCACGCTCGAGGAGGCCGACGCCGCGAAATACAGCGAGTGGAGCGCGCAGGTCAAATCCCTGGACGCCGACCTGGCGCGGCTGCGCGAGCTCGAGACGCTGAACAAAAGCCAAGCGGCGCCGATCCCGGCCGACCGCTCCGGGCTCCCGGTCGTCGCGGTCAAGGCCAATGTCCCGCCCGGTACCACGTTCATTCGCACGGCGATGGCGCTCGTCCAGGGGAAGGGCGATTCGATGCGCGCGATCCATTTCGCGCAACGGTTCAAGGACAGCACGCCCGAAGTCGAGCTGATGGTCAAGGCGGCGGTCGCCCCGGGTGACACCTTGACGCCGGCCTGGGCCGGCGTGCTGGTGCAGATCCGGAACGCCGAGAACGAATTTCTCGAACTGCTGCGCCCGGCGACGATCCTGGGGAAAATTCCCAACCTGCGGCGGGTGCCGTTCAACACGCAAGTCCCGCTGCAGACCGGCGGCGGCACCTACGGGTGGGTCGGCCAGGGCGCGCCGAAGCCAGTCACGAAACTGGCGCTGACGACGGCCGCGCTGCAGTTCAGCAAGGCCGCCGGGATCATCGTCATGACCGAGGAGCTGGTCAAACTGTCAACGCCGTCGGCCGAGGCGATTGTCCGGGCCGACATGATCGCCGGGATCGCGCAGTTCCTCGATACGCAGTTTATCGATCCCGCCGTGGCCCTCGTCGCCAACGTCAGCCCGGCGTCGATTACCAACGGCGCCGGCACGGCGGCGTCGAGCGACAACGCGTCGACCGATCTCTCGACGCTGCTCGCCCACTTCAGCACGGCCGGCTATCCGCTGTCGTCGCTCACGCTGATCATGAGCGAGAAGAACGCGCTGGCGATGGGCATGAAGCGCGACGCGCTGGGGAACAAGGTCTTTCCGAGCATGGGAGTCGACGGGGGATCCGCCGAAGGGATCAAGATCATCGCCTCGAATGCCGCCGGCACGAATGTCATCGGCCTGTCGGGGCCCGACATCCTGTATGCCGATGAGGGCGGGATCAGCATCGATGTCTCGCGCGAGGCGTCGGTCCTGATGGACAGCGCCCCCATGAACCCGCCCGACGCGACGGCGGTCTACACGTCGCTCTGGCAGAACAACCTGGTCGGGCTGCGCGCCGAGCGGATGATCAACTGGCAGCGCGCGCGCGTCCCGGCCGTCTACTACCTGACCGACGCGGTCTACACCGTCTGAGGGGCGGTGAAGATCTTCGGGATCGAGCTGACCCGGGCCCGCGCGCGCGCCGCGGCGGTGCCCGTGTCGGGATCCGGCCGCGGCGGCTGGTACCCGGTGATTCGCGAACCGTTCACCGGCGCCTGGCAGCAGAACGCCGAGGTCAGCGGCCAGACCGCGCTCAGTTACGCGGCGGTCTTCTCCTGCACGACGCTGATCGCGTCGGATATTGGCAAAGTCCGCTTGCGGCTCGTCGAACGCGACGATGAGGGGATCTGGACCGAGGTCACGGTGCCGGCGTTTTCGCCGGTGCTCCGCAAGCCCAACCGCTACCAGACCATCAACAAATTCCTCGAGCAGTGGATGGTCTCGAAACTGGTCCACGGGAATACCTACGCGCTCAAGCAGCGCGACGAGCGCCGCGTCGTCACCGCGCTCTATGTGCTCGACCCGCGGAAGGTGACGCCGCTGATCGCGCCCGACGGCAGCGTCTACTACGAGCTGCAGCGCGACGATCTCGCCGGCATCGCCGAGGACACGACCGCGATCGCCGTGCCGGCGAGCGAGATCATCCATGACCTGATGGTGCCGCTCTTTCACCCGCTGGTCGGGGTGACGCCGATTTATGCCTGCGGCCAGGTCGCGCTGCAGGGTCTGAACATCCAGGACAGTTCGACGTCGTTTTTTGCGAATGGCAGCGCGCCGGGCGGCGTGATCCTGGTGCCGGGCTCGGTCGACCAGGCGACCGCCGATCGCATCAAGGAGAACTGGCAATCCAAGTACAGCGGCCCGAACGTCGGGCGCGTCGGCCTGCTCGCCGACGGCATGAAGTACGAGCCGATGACCGTCAACGCCAACGACGCGCAGCTGATCGAACAGCTCAAGTGGACGACTGAAACGATCTGTGCGTGCTACCACGTCCCGGCCGCGCTGATCGACTCGAGCCATCAGCCGCCCTACGCGAACTCCGAGCCGCTGGTACAGCAGTACTTCGCGCAGTGCCTGCAGTGCCTGATCGTCGCGCTCGAGAACGCGCTCGACGACGGGCTCGGGTTGCTCGACGTCCCCGGCCATGTCTACGGGACCGAATTCGACATCGACGATCTCATCTGGATGGATACCAAGACGAAGACCGACGCGGCGACGAGTGCGGTCAGCGGCGGCGTGCTGTCGCCGAATGAATCGCGGAAAAAGTACTTTGGGCTCGGCTCAGTCGAAGGCGGGGATTCACCGTACTTGCAGCAGCAGCAATTTTCACTCTCAGCTCTCGCGGAGCGCGACGCCGACGATCCGTTCAGTAAGCCCGTCGTTCCGACCGCGCCGCCGGCGGCGGCCGACGCGGAGGCGGACGACGACGAACGGTTCGCGAAATCGTTTCTCGTGGAGTTTTTCGCATGAGTGACGCACCCTCGGGCCATCTGGTCGCGCTCGCGCTCAAAGCCGCGCTCGGGCCGCTCGAGGCGCGCCTGGCGCTGCTGACCGAGCGCGTCGCGACCCTCGAGCCGCTGGTCGGGACGATGCGGGAGCGCGTCGCCGTCACCGAAGCCCGCGAGCCGATCCCGGGCCCACCCGGGCCGGCGGGCGCCGATGGGGCGAAGGGCGCCGACGGGCTCGGTTGCGATGCGCTGGTGCTCGACCAGGACGACGCCGACGCCGGCTTGCTCACGCTGGCGTACACGAAGGGCGACGCGCGGGTGCCCCTCGGCACGGTGCGCCTGCCGATCGTGCGCTACAGCGGCGTCTATGAGGCCGGGCGGGCCTATGTGAAAGGCGAGCAGGTGACCTATCAGGGGTCGCTCTGGCACTGCGAGGCGCCGACGCGGGAGCGCCCCGGGACCGACGGCGACGGCTGGGTGCTGCAGGTCAAGCGCGGGGGCGGGCGGTAAATGTCGACGCTCCTGACCCTGGCCGAGGGCAAGGCGCACTTGCGGCTGACGACGCCGCCGGGCCATGCCGACGACGCCGATCTGCAACTGAAGCTCGACGCCGCCGAGGCGTTCGTCCTGCGCTATGTCGGCCGCTCGACGCACGGGCTCGAGGTCGTCGCCGGGTGGACCGATGCGACGACGACGCCGCCCGACGCGCGCGCCGCGATCCTGCTGATGCTGGGGCTGTACTGGCGCTTTCGCGGCGACGATCTCGACGGGGCGACGCCAGCGTTCGACGTGCAGGACGCGCCGCCGGTCGTCGTCTCATTGCTCCGGCGCTTCTGTGATCCGGTGCTGGCATGAGTGCGGGGACGCGGACGAAGTTCGTGACGCTCGACGGGCCCGGGGTCGCGGTGCCGGACCCCGACGGCGGGTACGTCGAAGGCTGGGCGCCGCTCGACCCGCCGACGGCGTATGCGGCGATCAACCCGGCGACCGCGCGCGACCTCGAGCGCGCCGCCAGTGGCACGGTGATCACGACCGCGTCGCATTTGATCGAGATGGCGTATCACCCGGGCGTCACGACCGCGGCGCGGATTCAGTATGCCGACCCCGAGAAAGGGACGCGCACGTTTCAGATCACCAGCGTGCGCAACCCCGACGAGGCGCGGCGCGACCTGGTGATCGTCGCCGAGG